TGATATATTGCCATCACAGTTTGTTGCAGAGTGGCAAAACGGACACTCCACGTATCCATCTTCCACGTAATCTATCCACCGCCCCGTGCGCTTCTGCTTCGCTTCCTCAAGCGTCCGCCTGATCACTTCGCAATACTTCGGGCAGGAGTGCGTCTTGTGGTCGTATTCTGGGCAATCTGCGCAATCCTGCTGTGCGGATGGCAATGCCTTGATTCCGTCAAACAATGACGTAACCATGCCGTTCCATTCGTTTTTCAGCCAATCAATCACCGCTTGTCTGCTCACCAAGTCATCCATTCGCAAACTCCTCGTTCACTTTTTTGAGCCTTGCCGTGCATTCTTTGATCCCGTCAACATAGCCTCTGTAATATGCTTTTTGTAAATCTATCGGCTGTGCGGATGGCATATTTCGCAATGCAATCCGCACTTCCTTATTACACTTTAATATGGCATCAACCTCACGGATGTCCTCATAGACCTCGTCTTTGGTTTCCGGATCATGCAAACTTTCGCATCCGCTCATAACTGCATTGCACACGTCCCTGACCAGATCAATCGCCGCCTGCCTTTCAATCAAATCGAGTGCTTTATGAGTGAAACTCGATTCTTTTGAGTCTGACTGTATGGATGGCATCTGCTCCAGATGCTCTATAACCTTTTTGCCACTTTCAAAATCAAGCGTAGGCTTCCCATATGGATTACACTCTGTTTTTACCCATCGGATCGCCGTCTGTCGGCTGATTAAATCATCCATCCTGTTCACCTCTCACATACTTCCGTCATCTTGGTTGAATGTAGGCTCATATAGCATGTCATGTTCCAACTGTTCTACGGCTCTTTCATAATCGCACGCGCGCGTTTCCGTGCGTTCTTCCGTGTGTTTTTCGGGCTGTCTGCTGATACAATCGGTTGCAAGTTGGTTGCAAGTTAGGGCATCTATCGCCATCTCCATTGCCTCAAGCGTCTTTCTGTCATCCTCATTCAGATACGCCTCTTCTCCCGTGGTAGGATCAATCTTAGCAAGACCGATGTACAGCTGAATCCATTTTGCCGCCTCATTATTTGTCATCTTCCTGCACCTTCCTCTTTTCCTTTGATTGCCATTTTGAGCTATTCCTGAACCTTATTCCGCACCCGGAACAGTAAGGCTGACACCAATCGATAAAAGGAACGATCTTGCCGCAATTACTGCAAAGGTGAACATCTTCTCCCCATCCTTTAACATGCCGCACCTTCTGGAAGCCCACCTTATCCTTCGCCTTCGGAAGCCTGTACACGGCATCATATAACTTGCCCATCGTGTAAGCCGCTTCCCAATCGTGTTCGTTGTCCCGGCGCAGATTTTCATCATGGAAAACGCCATTTCGAAATTCCGTGATAGCGTCCAGTGCTTCAAGGCGTTCAATCGGATCAATCATCCTGCGCTCCCTTCTCATATTACTATATAGTCCTCTATGCGCATCTGCTTGCTTTCCGGCAGAACAAGCATTTCTTCCTTCGCCCTGCGGTAAAACTCTTTATTGATTTCAAATCCGTAAAAACTGCGTCCAAGTTCCATGCAAGCCCTGCCTGTCGTACCGCTTCCGAAACACGGATCAATCACAACATCGCCGGGATCAGTAAATATCTCAACCAGTTTCTTGATCAGCTTAACGGGCTTCTGCGCAGGATGGATTTTCGGGATTTCCTTTCCATCCTTCTCCCACGCAAACCAGTTAAAGACCATGTGTCCCGTCCCCCTGATCGTCTTACCGTCCTCATCATATCTTGCGCCGTTCCTAAACTTCGGAAGATACCCACGGTAAAACAGTAGTGCATATTCCGTAGCCCCGACAACCCTCATATTTGCCTTGAGCACCTGCGGCGAATAATTCTTGACGAATACAAGCGGAATATAATTCACAAACCCGTGTTTCTTCGCCGCCTGAATTAGCGTTGCTTGCTGTTCAAAACTGCAAAACACGATCATACACGGTGCATCCGAAGATCTGCCTCTTGCCCCCCCATTTTTGGGTTCTTTGCGCATTAACTGACTGCAAAAATGGAAGTATTCATACAGGTTAAAGTTAAAATCGGATGCGAATGCCGCTTTTCCTGCGAGTTTGCTCTCGCCGTTCTTGTTATCCCCGCCCTTGTACCACATAGGATTCGAGCCATAAAAGTTAGTCCCGACATTGTACGGTACATCCGCTATGATTAACTGCGCCTTCTGAATTGGTTTGTTCTTCCAGTTCTGCATACTGTCGTTCCATATTTCGCATTTGATTTTCTTGCCACCGTGCATCTTCATTTTTCTCCTCTCTTCTCACTCCTTGCTGTATCCGAGATATTGCACCATATCCACGATATTTACCTTGTCGTGTGTCTTTGCGCACCAACTGATATCCCGGTCAGGATCATTATCAAGTACGTTCTTCCGCCATAAGCAGGTATAGCAGGAGTTGCACCTGAACCATGCAATCAGAGTTGGATTATCAATGTTCTGTAATAATGGCGTTCCAACAATCGGCTCAGCCCTGTACGGCTCGAAACCCGCATACGGATCAGGATCGCCCGGATATAAATCTTCCACATCAACGCCCAAGGCACGAGCCATAGCGATTGCAAGCGGTGCTTTCGGCACTCGATCACCCTTTACATACCTGCACATAGCGGCTTCCGTGGTTCCCACTCTGTCAGCAAGCCATTTCTGCGTAATGCACTTGCTTTCTAAGATTTCCTTCAGCTTTGTCATTTGCACTCCCTCCATTCTTCGTCATCAATTTCGATTTTCTCAAATCTGCTTTTATGCCCGGTTTTGGCGGCATGGCTGATCGCAGAAAAGATCGTGTTTTTTCTTACTCCGCACCTTTCAGCCAATACCTGTGCGGATACGTCCATGTCCTCGATCAGCCTGTACTTATCCTCAGATACCCTCAGATACAGGATCATATGCCCTCCCTGTCATCATCCTCATGAGCCGCCCAACAACAAGCCGTAACGACTACGATATCAGCCCCCGCAATCATCCCGAACAGAAACATCATAAGATAGCCCATGTTTACCCCTTCAGCCATTCATCAACGGTCATCTGCCTTGCCTGAGGCGGCTTGTCCATGACCGCCTCTTTTTCTCGGTATATTGGCACACGCTCCTTACATCTTGCGCAGTAAGCCTGACTCACCGCACCACAGAAGAAACTTGATTTGTCGTTCTGACATTCCCAGAATACAATCATTTCCCCGCCAACCTTCTTTGCGAACGTGCAATTAATCTCATATGTTGCCAGATTGATCATGCCGCCACCTCAATAACAGAAATACATAGTAGTCCCAAACGGGCTTTCTATCGTGTCATATACGCCCTGTCCCTGAGGAAAATTGCTCTGCCACACAACTGATGCATCAATCTGCGTCCCCTCTTCTAACAACGTTTTTGCGACTTCTATAGCCCCTTCCGTGGGCTCGGCATAGTACGCACCGTTCCAAGTCGGGGAATACTGTCCCGGCTGAAAAACCACCTCTTCGATCGTGTCCGGGAACCTGTCATCAGCGACCCTGTTGAGTACCACGCTCCCAACTGAAAGCATCATATCCTCGGAGCAATTTCCGGCTTCAGCTGAGATGATGTGGCTCAGAACATACAGGTCATTGTCCGTGTACGTTCGCTCCGCCTCTGTTTCAACTCCTGCGCCCGCAAGCGTTGTTGCGAGAAGCAATGTCGTTATGATTCCCTTCATGACGCTTTCATCCTTTCCGCAACTCGATCAATTGCCTCGAATACTTCCGACAGTTCCTTGTAAGCGGCATACTTTGCGGAAAACCTCTTTGCCTCAGCAATTGCCGCCGCAAGTACGATTTTTCTGGTTTCTTCATTCTCCATTGCGGATCGAATGTTAATGAACCGTCCGGCTTCTGTCTGTCCGCTTGATTCCTGAATATTCACGAAAGCCCTGTACGGCTCTTCAGGTTTTTCCTCAACCACTATATGAATGTGTGTGATCACATCTGTAGCCTGTTTCAGCCTGTACAACTCAGCCGCCTTGCTGTCATCCCATTCGAACAGGCTATGTAAAGCAGAACCCTCAGGTCTTCCTGCATCCAACAGGCTTTTGCTAGTCACCTGACCATCACGTTTCTCAATCCTTTCCATCTCCGCACCTACGATATCCGCAGATACACGGAACTGTCTTCCTACATACTCATATGCCGCCATTATTTGCCCCTTTCTTATTGTGTTGATAGTACCTGCCTAAACACGACCCAACCCACCAAACCATAACAAACCTTGATATACCTCACCTCTCCTGCCACGCCCCGCCTGAACTTACCTCGCCACAACGGAACACGCACCACCAAACCATAACTGCCTCACCGTACCAGAGCGGAACAAGCCACACACCACCTTGCCAAGCCCTAGCCAACCCCACCGGAACTTGCCTGCCTTGCCATACGCCACCATAACTCAACTTAACGCACCATAACTCACACAGCCTAACCTTACCAATCCTGCCAAACCTTACCGGGACGGAACGAACCTCGCAGTGCCACAACTAACCATTCCTGCCTCACCTGAACTCACACTACCTTACTAGAACCGACCAAAACTTGCCGCACCTTTCCTGCCGTACCTTGCCGGGACACGCCCCGCATTCCTAACCATTACTCGCCCCACCTAGCCACTCCTGCCATACAATACCTGAACGAGCCTCACCGCAACGAACCCCGACAAACCAGAACATACCGCAACGAACCTTAACTGCCACATCCTGCCTTACCGTACCTTGCCCGCCAAACCTTTCCAAAACGCACCCCAACATACTGCCCTAACCTTGCCTCTCCTGCCATGACCTGCCTTGTCTTACCGGGACCCGCACTCCTAGCCATGCCTATCCTGCCAAACCAGACCTCAACAGAACGCACACAACCAAGCCCTACACTACCTTGCCCCAAACTACCCAGACCGTCCCCGCCCCACCGGGACAGACCTTTCCTGCCACATCCTGCCGTGCTACAGCCGTAACACGGCAGGTCTGTATTCTTTACTCAACCACTTCTACATGGAACATACCGAAGGAGCCGTCCTTCTCAGGTCTCCACTCGCCGATTCCGCAAGCATATCCACCTGCATTGATGCAGTTAATGATCTGCTCAAGGCTCATCGCTCCATTGGCGTTGTATTCAATGACGCAATCGATATACCAGTTACGAAACTCTCCACGATAACGGATATCCGCCGTTCCCATGCCAACACGAACCATGTCCTCACGCATGATAGGTGCATCACCTTTGATCTCAGCCATATCGCCCCATTCGGTCTTGATGAAGTATGATCCTCTCAGTTCCATCTGGTTCTTAACCCACTTCATACGATACGCCGCACTGTTCGCCGCCTGTTTGATCGCTCCGACCGGGAATCCCCACTTTGCACCGTTCTCGACCGCCTTTTCAAACGCTTCCGGCGTGGACTTCTCCGGCTTGCCCTGAAGCCAGTACATGCTCTGGATAAAATCATCAAACGGGTCTTTTGCATCCTTCGCTTTCGTCTTGGTCTTGCCCATCTGTGCATCAAGCATCATCCTCTTTGCCTTCTCGCTCCATGCATGGACAATCAGCGGAGAATCCCCGACTATACGAATCGGAACCGTCTTGATGCTAATCGGTGTGATCTGAATCATTTCGTCTTTCTTTGCCATTTTCCCAATCTCCTTTTCTTGTGTTGTTATGCCTTCCTGTCCATCCACAGGATCAGCAGTATTAAAACCATCCACAGCCACCATTTACTCCCCGTCAGGAAGAAGCAGGTCAGGGCTGTAATTACCAGAATTGCCATACCACCTCCTGCCCCTGCCGCACCTCAGGGGCGGTTATTTTGTGATGTATCGGTGCTATACCGTTCCCGGTGCGGCTATGCATTATGCAGTGTGCGTATCTCACTGCGAAGATGCCCTTGAATCATGCTCCATGATCTTTTCTGCTTCCGCATCCCAATCACGCCCGGAATGCTTGAAATTGACGAACTTATTTCCTTTCGGCATCACGGGCGCAGGTTCCTTTTTTGGTCTTCCGCCCTTCGCACCTGCGGCACGCTTTGCCTCGTTAGCATCGACAAGCGGTTTCGCCATCAGGAACACCGCCTGTGCCGCCCCGTCCAACTGCGGCTCTATGCCCTTGCAACCGTACTTTGCAATCGCTACGATCACCCGGTCTGCGTCTTCCTCAGGAAGGCACATCGCCGCATCAATCCATGATTCGTAAAAAATCATGATGCTTCCTCCAATCTGTACAGGACATAAGGTTTCTTATCTTCGCTCAGCCGCCGCTCTGAAGTGATCGTGTACCCCTGCGCTTTCAGGTCGCTTATCCTTGCGGCAAGCCGGGTTATCTTCATCGTGAATGCGGTGTAGGTGCTGATGCCATCATGCTTACGCATATAGTCCAAGATCATTTCGCACTGTGTCATTTCTTCTCCTCATCCGAACAGGCTCTGTGCTACGGCGTCTTCATCCTCGATAACTTCAGCCTCCACCCGTTCCATTTCTACGACCTTCTGATCAACCTTCTGTTCCGCTTCCGCCTTGTGCGGGTTTTCCACGGGCATTTCCGGCAGGTCTTCCATCTGTACGCTGTTGATTTCCTCCGGCTCATACAGCCCGCCCATATCATCCGGGAACGCTTCCCGAAGTGCCTGACTCAGCGCAACCTTTCGGATCATCGTGGTCGGCTTGCTTGCCCACATGCTATTCGGCTTACCGTCCTTCAGTCCAACGTATTCGCCCCAAGCAACCGCCGCATAGTAGGGAGTAGACAGCCCCTTGATAAACACCCGTGCCCATCCGCCGAGTAATGCCTCACCTGCCGCTCTGAACGATCCTTCACGCTCGATGATCTCACCGTCCTTCGTCTGGACGATAACGCCCGCCTTGAACCCATCGAAGTCCGGGCGGTGCCTTGCCCGCTTGATGAAGGTGTCCTTTCCTACAACCATCTGCGCCGGGCGTGTGCCGTACTTAATCAGGTACGCTTCACGCAGGAACGGGTTCAGGTGCTGATGCTTGCAAAGGTTGAGGAACATATACGCCTCACTGTCCGTGATCTCTCCGCCGCCGCTGACCAAGTAAGCCTTGATATCCTGCATAGACAGGCTGACCGTTTCCGTACCTGCCCGGTACTCCACGATACTGGAGTCGGGAGTTGCCTTTACCAACGTATTGTTTACCATACCTCTTCTCCTTTCTTAGATGCGCTTCAGAACGATGCCCTGATTCCGGCAAAACATTCCGAGTGCCGCCGCCTGATCCGCTGTAACGCTGATCTCGAACCTGTAGGTATATTTGATAGGCTCAGCCGCTTCCGTGCCATTTAAGGGCTGTTTTGCGCCTTCTGCGGGCACTTCCTGCGTTTCGGTCTTCACAGGCTGTTCCTGTTCCCCGTTCCGGGGATTATCCTGCGCAGTTTTTGCCGCCTCAGCCGCCGCTTTTCTCTTCTGGATTTCCGCCGCTTCCTTCGCCTTCTCAATAGCGGTCTTGAAGTCCAGAGTCTTTTTGTAATACTCCTCTGCCTCAAAAGCGAACTCCGGCAGGTTCGCAATCACGGCAAGATTACTGTTGATGTGGCTGATCTTCTCATCAATTGCCTTGATGATCTGATCCATACTGACCGTCTGGTTCAGCCACTTATCATCCCATATCTGCTCCAGTGCAAGCCAATCAGGGGCAATGCCCTTTTCGTAGGCTTCCCGGATGCTCTGCCTCTTCTGATCCTGCCGCATCGTCTTGATCTCAGCCAACTGTTTATCAAGATTGTTGATGGCGGAATCAATCGGGGCTTCCACTTCCTTCACCTGCGCCTCAAACAGCGTCAGCGGTTCTGTCACCCGCTTCTTCATGTCCTTCCGGGCTGTTTCCAGTGCGGTACGAAGTTTATTCAACTTCGCACGTGTATCCTTGCAATCCTTTTCGGACTCTACTGTCACGACCAAGTTCTGATAGTCCTTGACCGCCGCCGCCACCTCAGCCTTCAGTTCCTCGTGATTCCATTTGATAACCGGGAATTTCTGCTCCGGCTTCGGGCTGATGATCTGCATCTCCAGTGCCATTTCCTCTCTCCTTTCCCGTCCCTTCCTTTATGCTCCCCGTTTCGGGGATTAATACTCAGATCGATCTTCTCATTGCCGCAGCATTGGAATCAAGCGACTTGCAGTTATCTATGAAATATGTTGCCGCTTCGATATTCCTGAAGATTCTCTGCGTTCCGTTTGTCGGGCTTGCCAAGTAATAGTTTCCGCTCTTCTGGTTTTTGGTAATTACAACGCACTTGTAGATGATTTCCATGATCCGCTCCTTCCGATTGCCGTGTTATCTTGTATCTACCTATAATATAATACCAAAATTAATATATGTCAATATGAAAATTATAAAAATGGTAAAATTAACGGCGGCTCCTGCCGGGTCTGCATCTGGGCATAAAACTCCGCCCCCTTTTGCGCAAGCACCTGTATATCCTTTTCCACCTGCGGATATCTTCTGATGTGATACTGCCGGATGCATTCTTCATCCTTCCATGTAATCTTCAGCAGTGCCTGTACCCACGCCTCTTTTGCTCCCGTTACCATCATGTACCACAGCACCTGACAGTAATAATGATCCGGGATGCGGTTCTCCCAATTCTGCATCTGCCGACCGCTTTGCACGGTTGCGGTCTTGATTTCCAGAATGCCAGTGATAGCCCCGTCAGTTTCAACCCAACCGTCAAGACTTGCGTGGGCAAAGGGCAGATCATCATTCGTGACAAGATTGTCTTCCTGATACCTGATGATCAGTTCCGGGTGATCCAGTGCGAACAACGCTCTCAAGTGTGGTTCCGCCCCTACGCCATACTGTACTGCCTCGTTGTCGCTCAAATCATCAGGCTGAGCCGTGCCAACCTTTTCCCGGAACAGCTGAATATTGCTCTTCCATGGATTCTTGCCGATGATACATGCGGCATCAGAGCCGCCGATGCGGTTTCCCCTTGCTTCAAGCCAATCATTCCGGCTATTGAACGTGTCAACGTGTACCATGCTTTCCTCCCGTTACGATCTGCCCGACCTGCTCAGCGTCAAGCCCCAACTCCCGAACGATCAACACAAACCGCTCCAATGTCATTTGTTCAGGCATCCTTCTGTACCTTCTCAACGTACATTCCGGAATGCCTGTCCTGCGGCTGATCCATGGTATATCTGTACGCTGTCCACGGGATTCCGGGAACAGAACCCCGCTTATGCGCTCCCTGTCTGCCTTCTTCATTCCGCTCCTTCCTGAGATACCATTCCTCGATCTTTCCAAGCACCGTATGAATTGAGATGAATCCAAAAATCGCAACCAGTGCAATCTGCCAACCATGCGTATCTGCATAACCTGTCGCAACAACGCACATAGTTGTCAGCCCGGCAACCGCCGTATTCAGTGCCCATATAACGCCCCTTACTTTCTCCCCTTTCATTTTCGCTCCCTTCTTACTGCTGTCTGCTCTCCCCTTCGATGTAGATCGTGTTGCTACCATCGCAGAAAATCTTCAGTTCGTTGACCGGGATGTCCAATACCTCGCATATCTCCAGTAACTTCTTGATCTTTACCTGACCGGGACACTTTTCATACAGCCGAATCGTCTTATCGCTCACGCCAATCGCTTCGGCCAACTGCGCCTGTGTGATATCCCTGTCACGCCTCCAGTTTCTAAGGGTCTTCTTCAAGTTCTCACCATCCTCTCTGTTTTGCCCTAAAAGTTCCATCGCCATTATTATATCCCCCTAAAAGGGGAAAAGCAATAAAATTTTTCCCCTTTTAGGTAAAAATTTACCTATTCCAAAATACTTTGTGCTAGGATGAAGTTGCAGGGGATGTATCAATAAGCAGAAAGGGGGATGCGTTATGGCTAATATCATCAAGGGGAACCTGAAGGAAATCAGAAAGCGGCGTGGACTTCAGCAGATCGACATTGCGGAGAAAATGGGCGTTTCCGTCAAAACGATTAGCAACTGGGAAACAGGTGTCCGTGATCCATCCACATCTAACGTGATCCGTCTTGCTGAAGTTCTTGAGGTTCCGCCCGTAGAATTGATCGGGCATATAGATAGCCCGGTTGATGACAGCAGAACATATGTCATGCAGGATAATTCCATGTCACCGGAGATCATGCCGGGAGATGTACTTACAATCAGCAGATCAGAGAAGCCCACTGACGGAGATTTGGTTCTTGTGGAGCAAAAGGATAATGAGGGCAAAATCAAGTCATTGATCAGACGGTTGTATGCATATCAGCATATGCTGTCCCTTCTTGCCGTTAATCCTTCCGTTCCTCCGATCATGGGACACAAAACCGAGATAAAAGGACGGGTAACGAAACTGGAACGAAAAATCTGAGCGGATGCGCTCTTCTCTATACCTATTACTATAACTAATACTATTACTAGGTTTCCGTTTTTTGAAAACCTATGGTTTTCTGAAAAAATAACCTATGGTTTTTCATTTTGAAAACCTATGGTTTTTGTTTTTAGAAACCTATGGTTTTTCACTTCAGAAACCTATGGTTTTTGCTTATGCCTACTGCAAGAAAAACGAAATCAGGATCATGGAGATGTCAGGCTTTTGATCATATTGAAATCGTAAACGGAAGGAAGAAATACTTCCACCGTTCCTTCACTGCGTCCACAAAGTGGGAAGCTGAGCGCATGGCGGCTGAATTCATGGCGGGGAAACGCCGCCCGGTATCAGACCTGCGTCTGTCTGAGGCGATGGAAAAGTACCTGAGCATCAAGAAAAATGTGCTTTCCCCGTCAACATACAGGCGTTACAAATCAATGATGGACTCCAACTTCGGGAGCATCCTTAACACCCGGATTGGCCGCCTCGACAGCAAGACAGTACAGGAATGGGTGAACGATCTATCCACGGATCATTCGCCAAAAACCTGCCGCAACGCTGTAGGGCTGTTAACTGCTGTTTTAAGCCAATTTTTGCCGCAGGTGGATATTAATATACGGCTTCCGCAAAAGGCTGTTATAGACTACTATACGCCCTCTGACTGGGATATAAAACGGCTGATGGATGCTATCACATCTCCTGACCTTCGCCGGGCTGTTCTGCTTGCGGCATTCGGTACGCTCCGCCGCTCTGAGATATGCGGGCTGATGGATACGGACATTGACGGGGATATCATCACGATCAGACGGGCGAAGGTAGAACGATTCGGCGGCGGCTATGTGGTAAAACCATACGCAAAGAACGACTCCTCCCACCGCTCCGTGATCTATCCCAAATTTGTGATTGATGAATTGACAGGTGTAGAAGGATACCTCATAAAGATACAGCCAAACTCCATCTCTCAGGAATTTCGGGCGGCTCGTGACCGGGCAGGGCTTCCGCACTTCCGCTTCCATGATCTGCGTGCATACAGCGTATCCATTGCACACGCCATCGGCATCCCGGATGTCTACCTGATGCAACGGGGCGGTTGGAAAACGGACAGCACTTTCAAGCAGGTTTACCGCCGTGCGATATCAGACGAAAACAGGGAAATCAGTGCCAAATTGAACGCACATTTCGAGAAGTTGCACTCTTAATTGCACTTTTTAAAAAAGAGAAACGCCGCAAGCCTTGCGCTAGCGGCGTTATTTGCCTGAGGCATGGGGGATTTGAACCCCCATATATAAATTATTAGGTGTTGCGCTTAAATCGGTTTTAAGGCTGTTTTTGCGCCTTCTATGGGTATTTCTAAGTGAATGATTATGCTCACCAGTGACCGCCAAAGTGCAATCATGATCCTGAAGTTGCACTTTTTATTGCACTTTCTCCCTGCGCCGCCTTCGCAAACTTCCTGAGAATGCTTTCCCTCGTATCAGTTGCGATCTTCGCCCGGTCATCAAGAAGGTCTTCTATATTGCACCCGAAAGCTGTGGCGAAGATATACGCATTCTTCAGGCTGATATTTCTGATATCCACCTTGCCGGATTCAATGCGACCAATATAGGACTGAGGCATTCCAAGAGACTGAGCGAACTGCTTCTGCGTCATCAGTGTGCGCTTCCTCATAATCGTGAAATTATCATTCATAATACTGCCTCCTTTCGGAGACAGTATATCAGGTTTTATATTGCCTGTCATCAGAATTTTCTCACCCCGCTTCTTTAATCCACGGAGTTGTGGTTGCCTCATCCTCCGGGATCACTTCTTCGTAGGTGTCCACATCGAAGTAATACAGTTTCTCCCTGCGCCCAAGAAGCGGATGTCGCTGAACCGTCTTCAGTTCCCAACAGATACGGCTCACGCCTGATCTGTTTCTAACAACGCCCTTTCCGTTAACCTTCATTTCCCGGAGTCGCTCCCCGTAACAGGAAAGCACATCTCGATTAAAAAATACGCCCTCAGGATTATGAGCCCGGTACTGCTGTACCAACTGCCTTACTGTAATATCCCCCATCACCATTCCTCCTCTTCCTCATCATCCTGATCTTCCACAAAGCGGAAGTCCCCTGTGCAGTTGTAAATATCCCCTTCCTTCTGGATCATACTCAGCCCGTTCAGATAATCCTCATCCAGTGCGGCAACGCACAGATCATACAGCAGGTCGGTATAATCATCCTCATCGTCACAGAATGCAATTCTGCGCAGGATATCACCGAAGCCCGTGTACCGATCTAACCAGTTGGCGTAGTCGGACAGGTCGTTGCACCATCCTTCCAGATAGAACGTGTTGTCAAACACATCTCCATCGTTGAACCACTTATAGACCAATTTGTTGACGGAAGTGCATACCTGAGATGCCTTTGTCTCGCCCTGCCCCATCCAAGGCATATACTTATCAATAGCCGCCTCAAATCTGTCGAAATCGTCCCATTTCTTCATTTCGTTCTCCTTTCCTTAGGGGCTTTTACCAAGCCCCGTGATCCTTGCAACCTACGATTTCTGCTTCTTCCGGGATACCATCCCTGCCGAGGAAGTCTTCCACAAAGATTTCCTTTGCCTCATCCTCATCAACTGCCTTGATCAATTCGGAATCGCCCTGCTCCCACTCGCCTTCCTCATTCTCGAAGATGAACCGCCACTCCACGAAGAATGTGTGAAGCACTTCCTGATCAGCATCATCATCCCACCTGTACCAATCGTATCTATCGCCCATTTCTTTCTCCTTTCTATATCACAATTCCCCGTTACGGGGATTAAAGCCCCAACTTTTTGACAAGCCTGTAATACTCAGCTTCTTCCTCTGCCGTCCATTCATCACGGATGTTAAACAATTCATCCGATCTGCGGACATCAGCAACCTCTTCCGGCTTAAATCCCTGTGCGATGTACTCCGCATCGCTATAGATCGTGTTCTTCGTCATCTCGTTCCTCCTTTTTATTTTATTTACCTTACACCTATAATATAATACTTTTATTTATTTGTGTCAATAGTAATTTTGATATTTTCGGAAAAAATTTGGGGGCGGTCAGATCAACCGCCCTTCAAATCATACCGTATCAAGTTCGTACTCATCCGCCCAGAAGTCGAATGCGTTATGATCATTGACCTTCGGTCTGTGTACCGGGCGAATCTTGCACATCATCCCTGCGGCTGTTTCCTGTACCGCAAGCACCCTCACCCGGATTTCGTACCACGGATGCAGGACATCCTCATGCACTTCACCATTCAGATGATATTTCGGTTTCCAGATGCGGATTTCCCCTGTCCTGATCATGCCCTGTTCTTGCTCCTTTCATATCCGATAAAATCAAGATCATAGTCCTCGCATTCCTGCGCCGTCAGTTCCCGGCTGTACACAAGCACATCGTGATATTTTCCCGTCCAATCATCCTGCCGCTCAATCAGCCCTTCCATCGGCTGACATGCAATCGAAAAGCCCCTGAGCCTCATGCCGTAGTAGTAATCAATAGCCGCCATCTTTACACCTCCTCCACTGAAACTATCCTGTACTCACAATCAACTCCAAGCCCGTACATCTTGATGCATTCCCGCACACTGCTCATGACGCAGGTTTGTTTTCTCCACTGCCAGTTGCTCATCTCATCCCGATACTCAAACGTGATCTTCAGCATCGCAATCCTCCTCTGTATTAATGCCTAACCAGTAATCGCCGTACTCATCGGAATAACTCCATCCCCACTGCTCGCAGAAGCGAACCTCTTCATCTTGGCTTCCTTCGAACAGAACCCGTTCCTGCTTAGTGATCTTATCAACCGCCACTACCATGTCTCACGCCCTCCATTTCTTCCGCTATTGCCTCAAGCATCTTCGCCTTAGCCGTCAGGTCTGTCGTTTCCTTCAGTGCCGTCTTGATCGATTCCGGCAGATTCATCAGCACTGCCGCTCCTCCGATACGTTTCAACGCCCTAACATACCTTGCTGTCTTGTCCATGATTCCCCTTTCCGGGGCGGATCACTCCGCCCATTCTTCCTTCTGATTCAGGATGTACTTCACTGCCTTCTCCGCCTTGCTCGATGCGCTGACAACGAAGCGATTGTCATTCCTCAGCACCTGTAACCAGTTCTGAATGTACGCCGCATTGTTCTTGAACGTGGCGGGCGTTTCGATGCCAATGATATTCAGGATCGTTGCGCTCCCGATCTCCGCAACAAGTTCCTCTTTGCTGTAGGACTCGCTACCGAACGCCGCCATCTTCTGCGGTCTGTTGCACCGGGCTTCCTTCATGGTGCTGTGTGTTGCCTCATGGAACGCTACACTGTAGAACTCAGCCGCATCCTCGAACTGTTCAATCAGCGGCAGGTGAATCAGGTCACGGAGCGGAGCGTAATAGGCTTCGTTGGTTGCCTCCTGCTCCAGTTTGATACCCTCACGCTTGATGTAATCCATCAGCACCGCATCAGCCTCTTTAATCGGCTCTGTGTCCTTCAGGTCGGGTTTCTCAAGCGGCTCAACGCCATCCACCTGCGAGATATGGAACACGCTGTAGTATTTCAGAACCGGGATGCTGTGGACAACCTCTTCGCCGTCCTTTTCTTCCCTTGTCTGGTACACCTTCCAGAACACCACCTGCTCCGCCTTCTCGCCCTTGCGAACCTGTCCACCGCAGGACTGCCACTGCTTGTACGAGGCGTATTCGCCAGTGTGCCGAAGCATCATCTGGTTGATGAGGCTGTATGGCTTGCGGCTGATGCGATTGAACGCTCCGCCCTTAACGCCCGTCCACGGCTTGCTCCACGGAATGATTCCCTGCTCCAGTTCTGCTATGATCCTGTCCGTTACCATCTGATAAACATTGACTCCCATTCTGCACTCCCTTCCGGCTCTCGCCTTATGCTACCAACGCCACCAACTGGTTCTCTATGCTGACCAGAATGTCTTCCGTTGCTCTGCTAATCCACCCGGTCTGCTTCTTCTCAGCATCTGCGATCTTCCAAACTCGCTTGTACTCCTCAGCAAGCCTGTCCAGTTCCTTTGCGATATCCCTGTAACCCATTTTAATCTCCCTTCCGGGCGGCTTAATCGCCGCCCGTTCCCCATTAAGGGGATTTGTATTTATCAGACAGCCTTTACGATCCATCCGCCATGCTTGCGGCTCTTGCTGAACAGGTATGTTATTCCGTCAACAATCAGGTACCTGTCATTCAGGATGCACACATCGTGTCCGAGCATTACCATCTGCCAGTATGCCTTACTGGCAAGATCCTTGACGCTAATCCCGAAACCGAAGCGGCTCACATAGTTCTGAAGGTCTGTCATTTTTGTATCCCCCTTTGTTATTTGTTGTTATTTACCTTACATACATAATATACTACAAATATTTATTTATGTCAATATAAAATTTGATATTTTGCAGAATTATTTTTGGGCACATAAAAAGGACGGCTTCCCTTATGGAAACCGCCCTTTCGGTCATGATATTCAGTTTTCCTTCAGCCGCCTCATTGTGGCATCATACAGCCGTGGCTGTAGCACCTGCACCGTCTCCATCAACTCTTCCATGATCGGCATTATTTGCGACACGGCTCGTCCACGGATAATCCGTGCAAAGTCGCTGTCACCATCCCATTGGATTGTATCAGGATCGGCGGCGAATGATTGTGCCTGTACCTGCACCGGAGTATCCGGGACGGGTTTTGCCCCGTCCTGCGGATACAGGCTGTTTAGGATCGTCAGGTATGCCGCCAACTTGATACAGGTGTTAGCATCCGGGTTCCGCTTGCCCTGACACTCAGCAATAGCCTCGTGCAGGTCTTGCTCCCTAATCATGCCATGCTCTCGATTTTCTGGATGAACCTCTGGAATTCCTGTCGGGTACGATCATCAGGCGCATCCTGCATTAGTTCACGCAGTTCAGAAACCATCTCACTGCTGTCCATGGAATAACCGTCACGACTGTATCCTCTGCCGGAATATCTGCCCATAGCATCACGCCGGGCGTTCCTGCGCCCTGCATATGATCTGCCGTCTGCATAAGAACGATCGTTATTCATATCGCCGTCAGCGTATGATCTGCCATAGATCGGATACATTCTTCCGCTGTAACCGTCCTCCTCAGCCTCCATCATTGCTTCGCCTGTAAGCAGGTTCTTCTTGGCATGAGCAAGCACATCCATGTACTGGACTTCAGCCGCAGACAGTTTCCCGTCCTTATCCGCCTTGCGCTCCAGTTCCTTCAGTTCATCGCATACATACTCTATCAGTTTATGCATCCTTCTACCTCCTTCCTTAGGCTGTCCTGCTAATGCTCAGGCTTCCGTCAATCACATTAATGAGCGGCGTGGGAGTCGTTGCCGGATCATTCACCGTGCCGTTGACATACTCAACTGCTACTGTAAAACAGCAACCTTTGGGCACATCCACTGTGGCACGGCTCGTAACATTGCCGTATTCGTCAACCG